CACCTTACCGCGAGACAGGTTACACCGCATTAAAAGACATTGAAAAAATGAAACCGTTTTTAACGGCTCAGTTTGGACCAGAACAATTTGGACAATATTTAGACCCCAGCATGGCATTTCGCCAAAAAATTGGCACTCAGGCCACAGAGCGTTTAGCTAATATTGGCGGCGGGGCAATTAGCGGTAATACAATGCGCGCCCTTACTGACTATGGCCAAAACTTAGCATCTACCGAGTACGGCAACGCATTTAACCGTTTTCAGACTGAGCGTGGCAACATTTACAACACTTTGGCTAATATTGCTGGCATGGGTCAAGGAGCGGTAAATACTGGCGTAAATGCTGGGCAAGGTTTTGCAGCAGGGCAAACCGGATTAATTACTGGACAAGCTGCTGCGTTAGGCGCAGGACAAGTGGGCGCAGCAAATGCTTATGGTGGCGCTGCAACAAATCTTGGAAATATGGCGTATTTAAATAGTTTAATTAGACCGCAAGCAGTTACCCCACCACCAACGGGTGGACCACAAACTGGTCAAATATATAACCCCGTAGCAGTTGCGTAAGGATCAATCATGGCAATTAATATAAAACCAGACATTTCTTTAAGCGCTAAACCACCGGCAGCTATGACATTGCCAGAAATGTTAAATTTGGCGCGCGGAGCCCAAGCGTTTCAACGCGAAAGCGAAGTATTCCCTGAGTTGGTAGAGCAATCTAGAATTGCAACTAAAACCGCCAAAATTGGAGAAATAAGCGCAGGCGAAAACTTGAGTAAAACCCGTGCGGATAAAGTATTTGGCATTGCCGGTGGTTTTATTAACGACCCCAGAATAGCAAGTGGCGATAGAAATAAAACAGTAGAAGCCATGCTTGAAATTCAAAAAAAAGCAATTTCTAGCGGGGTTCCAGAAGCGCAGGTTGTTGCAATTTTGTCACCAATTACTGCAACTGCCGCACACAATCCAACGGCATTGCCTCAAATGTTAGCAAATGTTATACAGGCGCAAATTGGGCCTACTGGCCAGCAACAATTACAAACACCTCAATTGACTACCTCTGGTGGTGCGCCAGCTATGTTCCGTACTGGTCCAGCCACAATAACGCCAGCAAACATTGTGCAGCCTGAAGTAGCACCAGCAGCGCCTACTGTAACACCCGCAGCACCAGTAGTACCCGCAGCAGCGCCGCAAGTTGGAGCGCCCAAAGGTGTAACCAGCGCAGACATGGTTGCAAGCAGAAATGACCCTGGCTTTCCTTTGCCATACCAAGTACGCAGAGCGGGCGATATTCGCCCATTTGCGCCTGGTGAGCAAGCAGCTACTGAAGAAGGCCAAGCCTATATTAAAAACCTATCAACAATTAGCTCAACTGCGCCTATGGGTTTAGACCGTGTAGACAGAGTATTGCAAACCATTAGCAAAATTGAGTCCAGTAGGGATTTTCAAGCTGGTAAGCCTGGTGAATTAGAGGGTAGGTTACGAGCAGCCATTGGAGATGCGGATTACAAATTATTAGAAAAAGAATTAGCTGACCTTACAATTGCCACCAATCAAGCTATTGGCGGAAAAACGGATGCGGCAACGGCATTGGTTGCTCAGTCAATGGGAAACACAAGTTTTCCACCAGGCACATTAAGAAACATCGCAACCAAACTGCGCGGTGATGCATATGGCGCAATGTTGCAAGCAAAAGGCGCTAACAAGTTCTTGCAGCTTGGATTTAACGAAGCCAACCTACCACGGGGTTATAGAGCAGCATGGGACGAAAACGCAGACCCTAGAGTATTGGAAGGAATGGCAATTTTTGCATCAGACAGACTGACACCTAAAGAAAAAATAGAAGCCTATAACAAAATTAAACCAACCGATTTGGAGGCGCTAATTAAGTTTGAACGCAAAGCCAAAAACATTGAAAGTCTTACCAATACTGGTACTTTGCCAAGGCAAAAATAATGAGCGATCCATTTGTCCATGAAAATCTAACCGAAGATGCTAGAAATAGGGCATTAGAAATTGCCCGTGGCATCAGTTTTGGTAATGCGCCAATGAATACTGGTCCTTTAGAAAGAGTGTTATCTAATCCAGCCGAGTTTAATAAATTACCAATTACCAGCCGGCAAGCATTTTTTGAGCGTATAGGTATACCACCCGCTATGGCAGCCACAGAATCCAAGGGCGGTACAAGTTTTGGCAGTCTGTTTGATGCTATTAACACTACCAAACAAGAATACCAAAAAGAACAAAAAGCCGAACCAAGTAAACCGGCCGCACCAGCAACTGATTTATTTAGCGCTTTGAGCGCTACCAAACAAGAATACGAAAAACAGAAAACCACCCAAGCAATGGGTGATATATCGCAAGAGGCAAAACTAAGAGAAACCTTGGTTGCTGGTGTTCCAGAGGTTGTTAAGAAAGACGCATCTGGGCGCGTAATCGAAGAACCCCAACAGCGCAAAGTGCGTAATGTTAAAGAATTCTTAATGGATGCCCCAGTTGAAACTGCGATGACCCTAGCTACAGGCGCAGCTACTGCCCCAATTGCTGCTGTAGAACAATTAGGCTCTGACATTTACGGCAAGATTACTGGCAAACCAAATGTTGGCCAAGATGTTTTTAAAGCAAGAATGAAAGCCGGAACTTATGTACCCCGTACAGAGTCTGGCAAAGAAATGGTAGAAACCGTTAGCAAGGCATTTGAGGCTACAAAACTGCCACCAGTATTAGCCCCAGAGTTAACTGGCGTTGCGGCTGCAGGGAGATTACCGCCCTCAAAGCCAGAGGGCAAGCCAAGAATGTTGGCTAAAGAGTATGAAAATGTTAAGGCGGTTGTTGAGGGAACGGCACCGCAATTTAAACAAGACCCACCAGGACTGCCTGGATTAGCAAGTGTTGGCGCAGCTGGTCGGCGTGACCCCGTAGCAATTAGAGCGGCTATTGATGCTTTGCCACCAGAACTGCAGGGCGCTGTGCGCAACATTCCAACTAATCGAGTTAACTTGCAGGCTTTAGAATCTCATGCCCAAGCATTAAATCTGCCTACACCTATTTACCTAACCCGTGGCCAAGCTACTGGCGATTTAGTGGCGCTTAGTAACGAGTTAAACCGCCGCGGGGAATTGCCAAATATTGCATACCGCATGGGAGAAACAAACAAAGCATTAATTAAAAATTTATCTGATATTAGAGACCGTGCGGCTCCTGATTTGCCAGGCTCTAAACCGTCTGATTTTGGGCAAATTGTTATTGATACCTATAAGGGTATAGATAGTGACCGGCTTACAAATATTGGAAATTTATATAAAAATTTAGAAACGGCAGCCGGAGGTGATTTTCCAATTGATTCGCGCGCATTTGTAAACAATGCCGATATACAACTAAGAAAAAAACTTAAAAGCGAATTTGTACCAGCCACAATACAAAGGCAATTACAAGCCTATCGGGATGGCGGCAAAATGGATTTTGAGCAGTTTGAGGCTTTGCGCTCTAATTTATATAAAGAAACAACTAAAGCACAAGTTGCAAATTCAGGCAATGAGGTAGCGGCTCTTTCAATTATTAGAGACTCTTTAGAAGAATTACCATTAACTGGAGGAGCCGCAGCATTAAAGCCATTGGCAGATGCAGCGCGAGCAGCTGCAAGAGAAAGATTTCAAGCTCTTGATCGAGACCCAGCTTACAAAGCAGCAGTTAATGATAAGGTTGCTGCAGAAAATTTTGTTAATACTTTTGTACTCAGCAAGGGCAAAGGAACTGAAAAGAATGTTCAAACCATGATGGAGGCCCTTGGTAAAGGGACAGATGGCCAATACGCAGTAGCTGCCAATATTATTGAGCATTTAAGAAACAAATCTGTAGATCAACAAGGTAATTTTTCCCAAGCTGCTTATAACAAAGCGCTCCAAGAGTTAGACCCCAAACTACAAAACATCTTTGATGGCGCTACGGCCCAAACCCTTAGGGATTTAGGTGAAGTATCTCGTAAGGTTATGGCTCAACCTAAAGGTAGTTTTGCTAACAATAGCAATACTTTAGTTGCTGGCCTTGCGGAAAAAGCTGGAAAAGCGGCTGAAGTAGTATTAAACCTTTCTACAGGAAATCTTATACCTATTGGTACTATGGCAAAACAGGCTCGCGAGCGCCGTGCTGGTAAAAAATTTGAACAAGAAACTTTAGGCCCAGTAGCTGGTGTTGAAGGCAAATCTAACTTAATTAGAGATATTCTAAGCAAAAAGGAATAATTTATGGCAGTCAATCTATCCCCCATAGGCAATGGTTTTCAGTTTTTTAATAACGATGGCTTGCCGTTAAACGCTGGAAAACTTTATACCTACCAAGCTGGGTCAACAACCCCTCTTGCTACCTATACAGATTCTAGTGGTTTAATTGCTAATACCAATCCCATCATATTGGGAACGGATGGCCGGCCACCCTCTACCATTTGGTTAACAGAAGGGTTTTTTTATAAATTTGTACTTGCAACTTCAAGCAATGTAACCATACAAACCTACGACAATTTGTACGGAATTATTGGTGCAACGCCCCCATCTGCGACACCAATACCGTCTGGCGGTATTTTGTTATGGTCTGGATCAATTGGATCAATTCCCGCTGGATATGTTTTATGTAATGGCACAAGCGGCACACCAGACCTAAGAGATCGTTTTATTGTTGGAGCTGGTAATACTTACGCTGTAAATGCTACTGGTGGATCGGCAGATGCAATAATTGTTACTCATACACATACTGCTACTGTTACTGATCCGCAACATAATCATGTTGAAGGTTTTGCTGGTGTTAACAATACGGCAGCTTTTGGAACTACAACTACAGCAGCAGCAGGAAATGTAAATCAACAAAGCGGTAGTAGCACCAATTTTCATGCGTTTACTAGCACAGAATCAACTGGAATTTCAGTAACCAATGCTAATGCTGGAACAAGCGGAACTAACGCTAATTTACCTCCTTACTATGCCCTTTGCTACATCATGAAAACCTAATATGGAATGGCAAACTATTATTAATATTGGCCTTGGATGCGTTATTGCATCAATTGGTTGGTTTGCTAGAGAATTATGGGACTCTGTTAAAGAGTTGCGCAGAGACATTCATCTGATTGAAAAAGGCTTGCCAGAACTGTATGTGCGCAAGGATGATTTAAAAGAAGTGCGGATTGAAATGGCCGCAAGGTTTGACAAGTTAGAAAGCATCATGGCATCGTTTTTTGACCGATTGGCAGATAAGGCCGATAAGTAATGAATGTGCCATATAACAATGGCAAAATTAAGATAGGTTGCGCATATTACCTAAACCCGTTAAGGCCAAAGTACATTGAATATGACGAAGATATGCTGGAGTTGCAGAGTTACTTAATTCACGACCCGCGTATCTTAAATCAACAATATTGGGCTAAACGGATTTATATACTAATCCTTTTATTTATATTAACCATCATGCTCATGGCCCACTAATGTTAATGACTATACTTAATATGTTTGCTTTATTTGTCGCAGTTTTTGCGGTTATTCTTTTTGCGGTCTTGTTTGCTTTCTTTTTATTTATTATGTTTGCCTGTGTCTGTATTGGCTGGAGAGAAATCAACTCAACGCCGATAGCGGATATATGGCAAAGACTAAAAAAATGATGATATATGGCAGACGAACTGGGGTTATCGGCTGGTGCCAAGGGGATCAGCGAGGGTATTAAAACTGGTCGAGAGGCCGGTAGAGAAATTGGTAAGAACATCGAGGATGTTCAAAAAGAGGCGGTAGATGTAGCTAGGCAGCAAGCAAATGCAAAGATTCGGGAACGCAGAGAATCAGATTTTAGAAAAGAACGGGCAATATTTAAAGCCCTTGAGGAGTACAAACACCGTAAGAAGATTTCCGATGAGGAATACCAGCTGCGCATAGATTTTATTAAGAAGTACGGCACTAAAGAATGGCAAAAATTAATTGACATCAAAACCGAAATTGAACGGTTAGAAAAAGAAGACCGCAAGTATTTTGATGCGGAGTTGTCAAAGGTTAAGTGGGTGCAATTTTGGTGTTTTTTAACTGCTGCATGGATTGCTTATTTTATAGTTTGGGGCGGTAAAAAATAATGGCCGAAGAAAAACTAAACGCTAATGACACGCTTTCTAAAGTGTTGGCATATGTAGACTCACCATTTAAACTGTTTGCAGTTATCTTAATGGCCGTTTTTGCGTTTGCAGGATACATTATTTATGACCACCAAGAGTTAATTGTTGGAACTTACAAGGAAAGCCAAAGGCTGCCAAGTATTGCTGAAGATAGAGTGGACGATGTAGCGGTTCACTTGTTTAAAACAACTGACGCAACCGTTATCACAATATTTAAAGTTAACCCTTTGTTTGGCACTAGAGTGCAATATCGGGCCTATACAAAAACTGGTCGGGATAAAACAAACGATGGTTTGGATGTGGGATTGTTTACTACAAACCAAGCAAATAACCACGATGTAATTGCTTTAATGGCTAGTGATATTCCATGCGGTGAGTACAAGTCGGCGCAGTCAGAAATAGGACTTTGGTATATAGAAAAAGGGATGACATTTGGTTGTAGAATTAGTGTACCGCCAGAGCCTAGTAGATTTGTAGGGCAGATTACGGTAGGCTGGGATAAACAGCCGGCTGATTTAGAACAAGCCAAAACAATGCTTTATATTGGCGCAACTATGTTATCAAGGAGTAAAAAATGATTCCATTAATGGCACTAGTCGATGTAGGAATGAAAGTCTTAGACAAGTTTATTCCTGATCCTGAAGCCAAAGCCAAGGCCCAAGCTGAACTATTAAAAATGCAACAAGAGGGCAGGTTAGCTGAGTTAAACGCTGACATGAACGAACAAAACAATGTATCAGACCGTTGGAAAGCTGATTTAGGTAGTGATAGTTGGTTATCTAAAAATATACGCCCTATGTCTTTAGTGGCTATTTTTGCTGGTTATTTTCTTTTTGCCATGATGTCTGCTTTTGGCTACGATGCTAAAGAATCGTATGTAAACCTGTTAGGTCAATGGGGTATGTTAATAATGAGTGCGTACTTTGGTGGTCGCACCCTTGAAAAGATCATGGATATGAAAGCCAAAAATGAACCTAAGTAATAACTTTACCCTTAACGAACTAACCCACACAGATCACCGTCAATTTGACAATACGCCCAATGCCTCAGAAATGGCAAACCTTGTGCGCCTGGCTACATTTTTAGAGGATGTTAAAACAGTATTAGGTAATAAGCCGGTAATGATTAACTCCGCGTTTCGCTGCAAACAGGTCAATGACGCGGTAGGGTCTAAGGACACAAGCCAGCACCGGATTGGTTGCGCAGCTGATATTCGAGTGCCAGGCATGACCCCAGATGAGGTGGTTAAAACCATTATGGCTGCCGGCCTTGGGTACGATCAGATCATTCGCGAGTTTGACCGCTGGACCCATATCTCAATCCCTAATAACCCAGAGGATAAACCCAGGCAACAGGCATTGATTATTGATCGCAGCGGAACCCGTCCTTACGCGTGATACACTAAACCCGCAGTTTCTTTTTGTCCTTTAGGCCCCACTTTGCGTGGGGTCCTTTTTTTAATAAAGCGGTGCGCATGAGACATCCACCACAATGTCACGGGTCATGCCACCAACCTTGCGTTTAGCATAAATCACCACCGCCCTAGTCTTGGCAACCTGGCAATCTTGAATGGCGGTAACCACCTCAAGACGGCTCATTGAGTGAACCTTATCGTCCACAACCAGCAGTTGTTCTGGCATAGCGTTTTTATTTGGCGTACTGCTACAGCCACTCAAAATTAGTAAACAAACGCCGGTTATGATTATTTTCATTTTTCTCTCCTAGAATGGGTTGTCATCGTTGATGTCACCAGCATATGCCCGTGAAGGGTATTTTCCGGCGCTCTGAGGCGTTTGTGGCTGCGAGTCAGGCTTGGACCCAGCAAACTCAATTTCGCCTATCCTGCCCCTAAAAGTAACGCCCTCGGTGCCGTCTTTTCGTTTATAGGTTTCTACATGGGGTTCGGTCATGCTGACGAACAACAACTGGCCTTTGGTGAGATAGGGTTTTAACTTTTCGCACCGGTCACCCCACATGGTCCCGTTGACCCATTGGGTCGGCTGCTTACCATCAACCTTGCGGCCATAATTAAACGCCAAGGATAAATCCATGATGGCCTTACCATCTGGCGTAAAGCGTAACTCTGGGTCATTGCCCAGGCGGGCTAATCCGATCATTAACATTAAAAACTCCCTTTATCAAAATAATTTGATTCATCATTAAAAAACTCAAATAAGGCATCGCATTCGGCTAAGAACTTCTCTGCTGCTGCCTCCACCTCGGCCAACTCCTCTGGTGTGGGGACATATTTCTTGATGAATAAGTCTTTCCCCTCGCCCATACGCGGGTCGTAGGATACAAACCAGACATCCTTACCAGTACAGGCCGACTGCAATAACATCTGCGGTTTGTATTCCGCTGGGATAGCCTGGTTAGCCACATACTTCATGTGTGTCTTGGTCTTTGGGCATTTCACTTCGATTAAAGAACCATCGGACACGAATCCGTCTGGGCTCACACCGCAATGGTCAATGCTTGGATGGTCAATAAAACCAACATCCTTAACCATTAGGCCGGTTGTGTTTTCAAAGGCCTCTTTGGCTGCGGCCTCCTGCTCCACGCCCCATTGCATATCCGAGGTCATGTACTTATCCGCAAAGGTGTTGGTAATGCGCTCGGCCACCACCTCGTAGCGTAGGTTTTCCCGCTCACTAGACTCTTTGCCAGACTTTAGGAAGTTCATGGCAGCAGCCATCCTGGAACCGGTTAACTTACCAAGGCGGTTGTTCCACCAGGTCCCGTCTTGCTGAAATGGGTTTGGTTCACGCACTTTGCTCTCCTTTTAATTTCTCGTTATGTTTAGCTGCAAACTCACGCACTAATTCGCGCTCGTCTGGTAACAGGGTTTTCCAAATGGCTTTGATTTGATCAGAGTCTTTTGCTGCGGTAATTTGTGCCTCAATCTCTGCCTGGGTACGGGTTGATTTGGGTTTGGCTGGGCGCGATGCGTTGTTGCCGTCATCGTCCTCTGGGGCAATACCGCAGGCGGCCTGGAGCGAATACCGGCGAGCATAGGTCATTGCTGACCCGTATCCCTGGGCATCTTGCTTGGTAGCTGGCACATGAAGTTTGCCACCGGACAGAGTCTCGCCCGACTCATGGACAAACAAGGTTTCAATAATGACCCCGTCTGCGCACTCATGGGACTGCTGAATTAAGGCAATTCCATTGTTGTTAAGGGCATCAATCACGGCCTCAACGCAAGCTGCCAGGTCGGCATATCTTGATTTAAAGTGTGGGTTGGTGGACGATTTGAGCGCTGGGCCAAAGGCCTTTTGTGCCTTGACTAACGCGGTTGCTATTTTCTGCATATTCCCTCCGATTAAATAAATGCTAACAGTAAACAAAATACAACTAAACCTACGGCAGCAAAGGCCTCCATCCAAGGAGATTCTTTTTTAGTAAACACATTACGCTGCCACCTGTTTGCCTCAAAGTTGGTCTTTTTCATGCTGCCCTCCGATTTCTAGATGGTACAAACATTAAGCGATAAACTGCGTAACGCACACCAGATGGCTCTTTGACCATTTCTGTAAGGATGTCCCAGCCCTCGGCCTTGAGGTCATAAATAATGTCGGCTAGGCGTGTGGCGTGATAGCGCTCAATTGCCTCCCAGCTGGTTATCTTTTTCTTGCTGATTAAATGCTTTGCAACTAAGTTAATTTTGGTATCTTTCATACTTCCTCCACGGTTATTTTGTAATGACGGCCATTGCAATCCACAACAAACAAATGCTTTTTGGTGCTAAGAAATTGACCCTCTGGGCTCAAGTCCCAATGAATGCGACCAGCGCCATAAACGATGGCTAAAGGGTCGGGTGCGTTAAGGGCTCTTTTGGTTATGTGAGCGATGTAGTCGCAATATGCTGGCTGCGCTAGTTGCTCTTGATGCTCCAGCTGCTGCTGGTGATGTAAGGCTTGTGTATCTTCCATATTCTCTCCGATTTTGTTTCCCGATCAAGTGACCGTAAAGCAATAGTAAACTGTTTATTTACCCTTTGCAACGGATTTATGCGTTTTTTTATCAAAATTAGGGAAAGTACCTATAAAAATAGGGTAAATACCTACAAAAATAGGTAAGCGCCTACCAAAATAGGCACTCGCCTAGTAATAAATATGGTAATATTGATGGGTCAGCAAGGTGGCACTTGTTGGAATATCTGGGAGAGAACCCCGAATTTTTCGGTGGTGCGAACAATGCTTGGTATTGGTCATTCTCTCAGAGGACTTATTCCAAGGATGCCCGCCAAGGCCGCACCTCCAAAGAGTTTGGGGTTTTTTGTTGCCTACTGACCGTACTCCGAGCGTTATTAAGAGCCTACATCGGCTGCGCGGAACAGTAGATACGGTATCGGCTCACCACCAGATAACCGGAGCAGCCTGTCAACGAGGGACTGCGGAACTAGCCTAAGACATGGGTGATAGACAACTTAGGTTAGGATGAATCGTTGCCTTATGGGGCGCATAGGCTGGATTGTCTTACTAATCTTTGCTGGTGCTAAGTGATCATAGCTATCACCCTTGGGTAATCTATAAACATAGTTGCAAACTATTTCTTAATAATATATTCTCTGCAAAAGGAGAACAATATGACCTTAGATGACCTTGAAGAAATGGCGCTGAAATGCGGAATGGTAAAGACTAAAAAAATTTGGTCGGCTACCGAAATGCAGCTGGAATACTTTACAAACAATTTGCTTGAGGAATTTAAGCAAATGGCCAGAAACCAACTAATTCAATCCATAAAAAAAACAGCGGAGTACGAGCGCGAACAATGCGCCAAAGTCGCTGAGATGGCTTGGTTTGAGGGCATGGAACAAGAGGACATCGCCAAAGCTATACGCGAGAGAGCAGACGAGTGATTTCGTATTCTGCCCAAACCCCGTCATTAATGGATTTTTCTTGGTTTATTTTGGTTATTGCAATTTTGGCTGGTTTAGCTATTTGGTTGAGGGATAAATGACAGACTTTGAAGAATTTTGGACAACCTATCCCCGCCGTGTGGCCAAGGGAGATGCCCGTAAGGCATGGGTCCAGACCGAGGGTATCCGCCCGCCGCTGCCTGAACTATTGGACGCTATTCGGCAGCAGATGCGCTCGGATCAATGGCGCAAGAATGATGGCCAGTTCGTATGCTACCCCGCCACATATTTGCGCCAAGAGCGTTGGTCTGACGAATTAAAAGTAACCCTGCCTGGCGTTGTTAACGGAAAAGAATGGCACGAAACATGGCCTGGCATAGTAGCCAAGGGTAAAGAGTTGGGCATTTTGGAGTCCCAGTTTGCCCATCCTTATGAATTTAAAGCTGCGGTATTTCGCGGATCGGTAAAGGCTGCGTAGTTGAACAACAAACTGACTGCGACCCAGAGGAATCATCTTACACGCGTTAAATCATTGCCCTGTGGCGTTTGTGGCGTGTCTGAACCCTCAGATGCCCACCACATTGAACAAGGCCTCCAATACCTTTGTATTCCGCTCTGTAAGGATTGCCATCAAGGCAGCCATAACGGCATCCATGGCCGCAAATCCATATGGAACGCAACCAAACAAACTGAACTAACGGTACTCAATGACACAATCCAAAAACTCCTCCAATAGACTAACGCTGCCTTGGCCGCCAAAAGAACTTAGCCCCAACTACCGCGGGCATTGGGGTCCGGTTGCATCGGCTAAGAAAAAGTACCGGTTTGCGGTCCGCATTCTAGCGCTGCAACAACCAATACCCTTTATTGAACACATTGTGGAGGACGCGCCCATATTTTTGGAGGTGGAGTTTTACCCACCAGATAACAGACCGCGGGACCAGGACAACATGATTGCCTCGTTTAAAGCTGGCCAAGACGGTCTGGCCGATGCCTGGAAGGTCAACGACAAACGAATTAATTGCACATACAAAATAAGCCAGCAGCGGGGCGGTATGGTAAAAGTAAGAGTTTTATAGGGAACTGTTTATTATGAAGAAGTTAAAACGCCGTCCAAGATTATCTCAAGACATTTTGTTGTTACTTGAGCGACTACCCAATTTAACGCAAGCGCAAATCGCAGCTGAATTGGTTGCAAAACCGCATTCAATCAAAGCGGTATTATGGAAATTGGTGCATCGTGAAAATAAAATTGTTGCCACAAAAGGCGCAAAGGCAGATAAAATAACAGGGCCGAAGGTCATTAATATGTACTGTTTGAAGGAATTATGAAAGACATCGAAGCATTCTCGCTGGCATTGCTTAACTCTGCGACCTGTGCGCATTTGCAGCATTGGCAGACTAAAAGCTATGCGAACCACAAGGCCTTGGCCAAATACTATAAAGCCGTCCCAGACCTCGTAGACCGCCTGGTTGAGTCGTATATGGGTCGGTATGGTCCACTAGACGAATTTGAAGAAGAATTTGAGATTGACAAGGACCCTGTGCGGTACTTCAAAGCATTACAAAAATATGTCGATCAAAACAGAAAACACTTGCCAAAAGACACCGAATTACAGAATACTATTGATGAAATTACCGATTTAATTAACTCTCTGCTATACAAATTGCAACAACTCTCCTAAAGGAACCCAAAATGAACACATTTAACTGCCCAAAAGACTGTAACGACAACCCTGGTCGTAAAGAAAAGACCAAAAACGCCGTAATGCAAGAAGGCAAAAACAAGCCAATGGGCGAAAAAATGACCATGAAAGGTCGCGATACCAAGATGGAAACAAACAATTCTGGCGAAATGTACCAAAAGTGAATTGCGGAAATTGTATATTTTTTCAGGGTACGCAGTTCGGTCATTGCCGGCGCTACCCTGAAAATATAACCAAACAGGCTGGTATGTGGTGCGGCGAACACAAAGTCGTTGTGCCTCCGCAGCCAATATTCACGGAATTGGCAGCCACTCCAGCACCTACAAAGGTAAGAAAAAATGCTAAGACCCCTGCGTGATCGAATCGTTGTAAGACCCATTGAGCGGGTCAAGAGCCAGGTGATTGATGTCATCATGGAAGAACTACCCAATATTGGCGAAGTATTAGCCGTGGGTCCTGGCGAGATAGACAAGAAGGGCAGACTAATCCCAAACCCTATTGAAATTGGGCAAAGAATTCGATTTGGGGGCGCGGAGGACTATTTGTCTTATCCCCGATTTGAGGATAACGGCGAAGAATTAATTGTGATGTCCTGGAAGGATGTCTGTTTTGTGGAGGACAATGATGCCAAAAACCACTAATAAACCAATTGCGCGCACCACTACCGGCAAGGGTAAAAATTACAACCCAACCGAAAAGGGTGCGGGCATGACCGCTAAAGGAAGGGCGGAATACAATGCAAAAAATAATGCAAACCTTAAAGCACCTGCTCCAAACCCTAAAACAAAAGCTGACGAAGGTCGTAAAAAGTCTTTTTGTGCGAGGATGAGCGGAATGCCTGGGCCGATGAAAGATGAAAAGGGAAGGCCCACCCGAAAAGCAGCATCTCTTAAAAATTGGAATTGTTAACTAAAAGGAATTAATCATGTCAAACGGAAAATCAATTGGCGTAGCATATGCCGACCCACTATTTGAAAGCCTCGATGTTTCGGGCGCTGTCAACTTAACTGGCGGTGATTTTAATATCACTACAACATCAACAAGCACCAACGGCTCGACTAGCGTTGAGCCAGTATTAGTTAGCACAACAATGACCGGCACCGGTGGCGTTGGTGGTCGTGCTAAATTTTTAACAACCATCAACTCAGTTCTTGGTAGCTATTCAAACGCGCTTAAAGGTGAAGTTGTATATGGAACCTCTGGCCGTACTACTGGCTTGGGTTCTGCCGTTTTAGCTGAAATGACACTATCGGCTGGAACATCTGCTGGTAACTATGCCCCAGTTGAAATTGAATTAAATTGCGCATCTGGTGCGTCTACTGGAACAACAACTGCCCTAATTTATGCCAGCGTTAATGGCACAGGCGCTGCAACCGTAGACACTAATGGTTACTTATTGAATCTAGCTGGTGTAACCGTGGCAGGCGCTAAATTGGCTGCTACAGGCACAATTACCAATGTCAACGAAATTACGCATGGTTTGCGCGTCAAAATCGCTGGTAGTGATTATTACCTGTTAGCTGCAACTGCCGCTAACTTTAACGCATAGTGATTACTAAAGATTATTTACTACAGTTGAGGCAGGCATCCGTACTAGAACTTCAAGCGGCTCTAGAGCGGGTGCAGCAACAACGAGGCGCAATTGCGATTATTGATGCCTTACTGGTAGAAATTGATAAGGAAAAAGACAATGGCAGCTAAACCTGGCTTGTACTCAAATATCCATGCAAAAAAGGAGAGGATCGAGCGCCAAAAGGCTGCTGGAAAGACTCCTGAGAAGATGCGCAGCCCAGGCACCAAGGGTGCGCCAACTGCTAAAGCGTTTAAAGAGTCGGCTAAAACTGCAAAGAAAAAGTAATGCCTCTTATTAAAGACATTGGCAAAAAAGCATTCCAAAAGAATGTAAAAGAATCCATTGCATCTGGTAAGCCAGTTAAGCAGGCCGTGGCAATTGCGTATTCGGTTAAGCGTGAGGCTGCAAGCAAAAAGAAGAAGAAATAATGGCCAGGTTGTCTGACATATTCGACCCCAATGTAGAGAGGCTGTCTATTTTGCCCCGTCCGCGGGGTAGTTTGCCATCTGAGGGGCGCGGTTCTGTTATGAGCCCGCCGGTGGATTACAAGGATTGGATTGCGCCACAGTTCTTAGTAGATATAGTTAAGGCCTTTGAAACACCAAGAAGGGCAGCGCAAGGCGAGGAAATCACTCCGCAAGAGGCATTAAACCTTGGACTCAATGTAGCCGGTGGTGGATTCGCTGCAAGCAGCGGGGCTCCGGCAAATGCGTTGGGTATGTTTATTGGCCCTAAATCGTCTGCCTGGAATAAGCCCGCATACGAAAGAGCCATTGAGATGGAAAAGGCTGGGGCGCGACCCTCTGACATTTGGCGCGAAACTATGACGGCCCGTGGCTTAGATAAGAAATGGCGGCAAGAGATACCTGATAATGCAGCCGTTTTGGATATGTCTAAAATTCCGCAATCACCAACCAGAATAGATGTTGCAAACCATTTTTTGGTTCAACGCGGAATTGTTCCAAAAGAAAAGGCGGGTTTTGTTGGCGTAGGATCAAGCGAAACTTTAGTACCGGCTGCAGCCCAAAAAGAAGCATTGGATTATGCCGATAACTTTTTAGCAACCTTTGAACCGCAATCGCAA